AGCCTGGGGACTGCGGGCGCAGGGAGTGACGTGTATGCGGCGGCGGTTACCAAGGCTGCTGTAGTGGGTTCGGTGGCGGAAACGGTCCGACGTGAGAGCGTGAGCCGATCGCTGAGCTGGCTGCTGACGGCGGACTATGACATGACGCCGCAGACGCTTTCGTTGGTGAGCGTAACGATGAATTACGGGACGCTGCAAGCCTTTACCGTTGCCGAGAATCCCGGCGTTGCCTGGGTCACGAATGTCACCACGTTTGAGCCTGGAGCGCGGAGCGACGGCCAGGGGTATAACGAAGGCGTGGCATGGGTGACACCTGCTACTACGTTCACGCCGGGCGGAGCGAACAATGGACCCAACCCAGGGGTGGCATGGGTGACACCGGCTACCACGTTCACGCCGGGGGCAAGAACGGACGGGGTTGGGTCCAACCCTGGCGTGCAGTGGGTGACACCTGCTACGACATTTACTCCGGGGGCAAGAAGTGATGGCAGAAGTGTTCTTCTATTACTGCACATGGATGGGGCTGATAATGGCACAGTCTTTACTGATTCAAGCTCATACGCCAGAACAATTACGCGTATCGGGTCAGTAGTAACAAGGACAAACGTTAAAAAGTTTGGCACCGCAAGCCTTCGCGGGGAAGTCAATGGTTACTTAAGATTCTCGCCGGCCATCACGCTTTCTGGAGACTTTACGATAGCGACTTGGTTTAGTGCTAACAGTATAACGCTTGACCAGGCGCTGTTTGGGTTTGATTCAATTTTGGACAATAATCAAGTATTTAGGTTAAACGAAGATGGAATAACCGGAAACCTTATCGTCTACAGCAATGCTTACCTATGGGATCGCTTCAACAACTACCTTTCCGGCCTAACTTCTGAAGTTTTCAATCATTACGAGCTAACAAGGCAAGGAACAACTGTGAGATTGTTCATTAACGGGAACCTGCTTGCAACCGTAACATTCTCAGGTAGCATATCAATAAATACTATAGGTGCTGGGTACGCTGGCAACTCTAATCAAATCTTTGGGAATATGGATGAAGTAATAATTCTTAGCGAATGCCTGCATACTGCCAGCTTCACTCCCCCCACCGCGCCATACTCAAACGGCTAGGGACCGGGAAAGCTAAGGCGAACTGACCCGGTAGTCATGGCCTCAATCGTTTTCAGCAGTTTCCCGCTAGACGTTTTGAGCGGGAACTGCAACACCACGCATACATACAAGGCGATGCTGACTACTTCGGGTTACACCGAAGACCGCAATGCCCACACCAAACGCAGCAACGTCACCAATGAGGTAACGGGCACCGGTTACACCGCCGGGGGCGTCACCGTAACCTTGACCGCGACCCTTGACACCGCTTCAACACCTCCAAAGCTAACGGTCACGACCAGCGCTGCGATCTGGCCGGCTAGCACGATCACGGCGCGTAGACTGGTGGTCTACCGCTCGCGCGGCGGGGCGTCTTCAGTTGACGAGCTGGTGTGCTGCGTAGACAACGGCGTTGATCTGGCAAGCAGCGCCAGCACGATGACATGGGCCGCCAGAACCTGGGAGATCCCGCTACCGGCCCCGGCTTGATGGGGGTGGAAAGCTCCGGTAAGCGGGGGCACCTATGGACGTTTTGATCTCACCTGATGCGCTGGCCAAGCAGGCTCAGCTCACCTACGAAGGCAAGACCTTCAGGATGTTTCTGGCGCTGCGTGGCGGCACGGTGCTAACCCAGGCCAGCCTTATCAGTGCCTGGGATGCAGTGAAGCTTGCGGCAGGCAATGGATACGCGGAGGTAACGGGCACGATCGGTACCGGCACGTTCAACTCTGGCAACGCGAGGTACGAGTTGCCAGCGTTTGCCACCATGCCGCTAACCCCGACCGGTAGCGGGATCACCTACGACGCGATTGTGTTGCAGGTTGATAGCCGCACCTATCCCGACCGGGTGGTTTTACTGCCGACGCCAGAGACACTGCAGTCGGGGCAGCCGAAAACGTTCCAGATACTGGCAGCGCTGGGATGAGCCTGATTGTTGACATCAATCCGGTGCCGTGGGAGATCCTGGATCTGGTACGGGCGCGGATCCTGAAGAACCGGGCGAAGAAGCAGAAGCGGCAACCGGAGAAGCCGGGAGAATTGCGGCGGGTGCTGCAAGTGGACAATGGCATATTGGCAAAACAGCGGTGGGAGGAGCCTAGTTTTATTGGTGGAGACAGGGTTCCTTTTTTTGCTGTAGTAATACCTTTAGAATTTGTATATACCAAAATCTCTCTTGTGTTTAACGGGGAACCCGTAACAACCCCATCTTTTAAATTTCTTACACCAGGAAATTACATATTTGCTTGGTCTGCAGGCGAAAAAGATTATCAAATAATTAGCGAAACAATCAACTTGTTTAATTCGGCATCAAGGGCGGCGTCTGGTTTGCCTGATTATCCTTTGCTAAATTGGATCACGGTTGAAATGAATACAAACGAACCCAAGCGCAATGGCCCGAGCGGGAATGATGCTAATTTAATTATCACACTTAGGGACCAGCTAGATTTTTTTGTTGCAGAAACAATCCCTAGTGTTAAGTATTATCAGCCGTCCCTGTTAGGCATTCTTTACGGTGACGTACAGGATATTGAAACCGGTGGCGTAAATGCGCTAAAATTTTCACTAAATCCTCTGCCACAAATTTTTACTTCTACTTTTGGCGACGCTCTTTTTACCGCAGAGCCGCAAGCGCTCGTTGGTGAAAGTAGAAGGTCATATCTTGATTTTTACGTTGATGGCTAACCCTGCATCCCAACCCGACTCCATCCAAACCCTGGTTGAAACCGTCCAGACCCGGCAGCTCGCCAACCGCATGGCCGCCGCCGAACGGGAGCAGGAACGCCGTCAGCGGCCTAAGCCATCGCGTCGCCGCTAACACGGAAAGCTGCAGACGTAGTTGCTCGCGGGCGTGATGCCCCGATCACATGAAGACACGTTGGATTGATCAGTTCACCCTCCAGGGCCCTGAAGGTGGCAGCGAAGGTGGCGCTGGTGGCGGTGCGGGTGGTGCTGGTGGCGCCGCAGGGACTGCCGATCCCGCCCCTGGCGGTGGCGAAGGGGATGGCGAGGGGGATGACCTCTCCCGCGTCAAACATGCCCTGCAGCGTGAGCGCGAGGCCAACCGAGAAAAAGAGCGCCGTGTGGGCGCCCTGGAAGCCCAGCTACGGGAGCTGTCCACCACTAACCCTGAGGCGGTGCGGGCGGCTGAGGCCAGGGCCAGGGAGGAACAGGCGCGGCGGGAGATGATCGAGCAGCAAGCCCAGATCAAGGAACAGCAGATTGAGGAGAAGTACAGCACCCAGCTAGTGGGACTGCGCAGTGAACTCGACACTGAACGCACGGCCCGCCAACGGGAGCTTGTGCGACAGCAAGCCGAGAAAGCCTTCATCGGCGCCAAGGGTTCCACCGTGGTTTCCGAGATCGACCGCAGCACCCCCTTTGATTCGGTCTGGGGCCGCTTCGGAGATCACTTCAAGCTGGAAAATGGCTCTTTGGTGGTGGTTGACGCCAACGGCAGCCCCGAAATTGATCCGGATACCGGCAAGCGGTTTGAGCCCGTCAAATGGCTGGGTCGGCTCCAGTCCGATCCCGTTTGGGGGCGCAACTTTGAGCCCGCCATGGGCAGCGGTGGCGGGGCACGTACCGGGCGTGATGGCCGTGTTGTCAGTGGCAAAGACCTGATGGCCATGCCTGTAAGCGCGGCGATTGCGGAGGCTTTTTAGTTAATCCCCGCTGACGGCTTAGGGGCCTGGGAAACATCAAGCAACAGGGATCGACTGATGGCGTGATGCCTGAGGTGATCCCAATCCAAACAGCTCGGCGTGACGCCCTGCAATGTCTTCCCGGCGTGATGCCACCCCTTTGACCTTCACCCGAACCTCCCCCCAATGGGACTAACACTTCTGGAGGCCGCCAAAGTTGATACCAATCAACAACGGGTGGCCGTTATTCGCGCTCTTGCCGAAAGCGAGGTAATCCGCCTCGTACCTTTTGTCAATGTGCAAGGTGGTATTGACTACCTCACCGAAGCCGAGCTGCCCGGTGTTGGGTTTCGTGGTATCAATGAAACCTACGAGTCTACCTATGGCGTGCTCAATCCTGAGTACGAACGCCTCAAGCCGTTTGGCGGCGACATTGATGTGGACATGCACCTCATCAAAAACAATGGCCCTCAGGTAAGGGCTCAGCAAATCGAGGCGAAGCTGCGATCCATGCGGCTAACGCTTGAGGATTACATGTTCAACGGCGATGAGTCGATTGATCCTCGCAGCTTTGATGGCCTCAGGAAGCGGATTGGCACCGACAGCTCTCAAGCCTTTAACGCCAGCGGTGCATTTTCGCTTGGCTTGCTGGATGAGCTGATTGACGCCGTGGATGGCGATAACAAGGTTGTCCACATGGGCAAGTCGATGCGTCGGCGCCTCACCGCTGCTAGTCGTAATTCCACTATCGGTGGATTCCTGACTACCACGCGAGACGAGTTTGGCAAGCTCGTCACCACTTATGGCGACACTCGGATCGTCGTCACTGACACCAACGCCCAAAACGTGACCATCCAAGGTTTTACCGAGGATGGCAGCACCACCAGTGTTTACTGCGTCGCCTACGGCGATCAGCAGGTCACCGGCATCCAAGGTCCCGATTCGGCTGGTGGGTATGGGGTTGACGTAAAGGCATTCGGAGAAGTATCCGATGCCCCAGTGGATCGCACCCGGATCGAATGGTCTGTAGGCCTTGCGATTATGAATGGTCGCAGCGCTGCCCGCGTTTACGGCATCACCAATGCCGCAATGACCGCCTGATCATTGCCCTATTTATCCATCCATCCCCTGATTCCTTGAGGTATTGATTCATGGCACGCGCAACAGGACTGGCCCCCCGAAGGGGCTATCTACTGGATGCAATGACCGTATTGGTCGGCAGCGTCCTGGCCGGCGCCCGTGGCCGTCCCGCCGAAACTCGCACCGGGGCCGCTCGGCTGCTCACTACCAACCTGGCAGCCCAGAATAACTGGAAGCTGGTGGTCTACGGCCAGTCCAGTAACTCCGCTGGGGGCTACATCCTGCAGGCCGCTCACGTTGCCGAGGGTGCCGCCCTTAGCTCCGCTTCGGCCTACGCCAACATCGGCGTGATTGCGATTGGGACTGGGCAATCCAACCCCAACGAGGTCGTTGTCGGCGGCAAGCAGATCCGTGATGCCGTCAAGGTCGCCGGTTCGGTGACTGGTGACGTTCGGGTGGCTGCGGTCCGGGTGCGCCCTGGTACTGGCACGCTGAGCATCAGCAACGTGGCGCTTGCTTCCAACGTGGTGACCATCACCCTGTCGGCCGCCCACACCATGCTGGTCGGCGAGGTTGTGACCGTGGGTTGCTCCAACCCGCTGGTGAATGGCACCTTCACCATT